CCACTTCTTAATTCTTAAAGCAACCGATTTCTTTTACCAATGCATAAAAATGCTATTTTCAAACATTTCGCTTTTATTGGCCATGTGTTTGGTACCATTATTGCTATTATTAATAGGTATAACAGCCTATTTAATGATATTAGTGGTAATACGCATTATAAGGCATGGTGCAAGAACAATGTTTTGTCTTTTAATACTATTTTCTACGATTTCCTTGAATTTAATGATAATTTACAATTTTTATCAAAACCCATTGCTAATGTTGTTGCTCTTGGCTATAATCTGTATGTCCCTTTCTCTTTGTTGTTTAAAATCAGCATGGAGATTGTTTGTTGCATGTTTTATGCTTTTCTTATGGATAATGGCTTTGAGTGTATTGATCAGTGTTCTTATTACTCTGACCTATACTCTAATGGCCATTATGGTGCCGATCGTGACCTACGTTGCTTATTTGACATTAAGCGACTAACAATCTTTGATCCGAGTCGACATCATACCCATGGACTTTCTGCAGCCGAGCGGACAGGCGCCTCTCGCACTTTAAGCGAAGCTATACAGAATGCAGGTTATGACCCATATGTTGTATCCATGGCCAGTACAGATCAGTTACACGGCTTAGCCGGTAACCGTTATTTTTATTGGTCTAAAGATTTCAAACCTAACTACCAAAATGACCCAATAACGGATAATTCCGCTTTTATGATGATTGATGTAGACTACTATTGTGACATGACTGAGTACCTTAAACATTTTAAGCCTATCCTCATGTACACATTACAACCTCATAGTGTGTCTTACCGATCTAGTGAATATGCTTATTACATTCGTGATAATGAAGTTCACTATGATGTATCCGGCGCTGGCCGATATCATCATAAAATTTGGGACTATGATAGTGATACCATCCAGGTAGTAGATGATTTAGGTTATCTATGTGTTTTCCATGTGGTTTCTAAAACCATCGAAAACCCTAGATTTCCCCAATCTGGACGACGTATCGTTTCATTAGTACCATTGAGGCGTATAGCACCTTTTTGCTATAAGACCCCTGGTTACCAAATGAAACGTAAGCAATACACATACAATGGTGTTAACATTATCCACGACTATGTCCGAGGTGATGTTTCAATGGCAAGTAACGGCACGTATGAAGCTGTCAGTTTATCAACTTTGGAATATACTGCCCTTCAAACTGTTGCCGATCGTAAGGAAAAGGCTCTAAACCGCGGAGATGTCCAGTCACTACTCCGACGTCGGTATGCACCTGGTGAATCACCACCATATCAGGAATTTGAGCTACAAACACCAATTATAGCTCACTTATTGTCACAAACACTGGATTTGCCAATAAATTCAGTCGCGACAACAAGTATCCCAGTGCGTAAAGAAACTGTCGCTACTAACGTAACTCGTACAGCACAAGCTTTCACTGCACTTGGACCTGATACTCTTGTTGAAAACAAGTTTCCCGGACAAATTATTACATCACAACTAGCAAGTGCATCTGCCCTATTGCCCGCCAAGAATAATAACAATTCTTGTGCGTCAATTAAGGGAAGGTTGACTGATCTTGTCAACCGAACCATACCTGAGCGTAAAATCGGCTCTTATGCAGATGAATTTGTTAAACTTATTGTCCCGGAAAATCTAGCTCATAAGGGATTACCTATTGATCTAGACGAGGTGCGAGCAAGACAAAACAGACCCCTACAACGTGCTAGGATCGAGGCAACACGTTACACACAAGGTGTTGACCCTGATAATCGGTTGGTCACTTTTATTAAAAATGAACCCTATGCTGCAACCAATCATCCGAGAAACATTACCACAATGGCGCCAGAATTTACTCTGGCTTTGTCTGCATGGACTTATGCTTTTAAGGAGGATTGTTTGAAAGTATTGGATTCTTATGGCCCTGGTAAAACACCTGTTGAAACATGTAATCTGTTACAGACCATATGTGCAGATGGAGCCATTCTAACTGATTATACACGGTTTGATGGCTCAATCTCACAATGGCTGCAGGAGAACATTGTTAAACGGGCGTATAAACGGTGGGCTAGTGACCCTGCATTCTTATCCGGTTTGATTGACAAAATTTTTAAACAAAATGGAACAACTAGCGAGGGCGTAAAGTTCTCAGCTTTTTATGGAACACGGAGTGGTAGTCCAACAACTACTGATGGTAATACTATGATTAACATGTTTGTTGTATATGCAGCCCTACGTAAGTTGGGTTACAGTCCAACACATGCATTCTCCCTACTCGGTGTATATGCTGGTGATGATGGAGTCAGCAGGAATATACCCGGACTGGATGCTGCAATTGAGGAGGTTGCTCGCCAATTAGGCCTAAAGCTTAAAAGTGATACTGTTTTGCCTGGTCAGCCTATAAATTATTTAGGCCGAATTTTTCCAGACATTTTGAAGACCACAACCTCACATCAAGATATGGCTAGAACACTACCA